TCCTTTAGGACGTATTCAAAAGATTAAAGATAGTAGAGGGCAAAACAGCACAGGCTGGGAAACATTTGATAGATATTTGTAAGGTGGCTTTAACTTAGGAGAACTTAACATTTTTGCAGGTGGATCTGGTAGTGGTAAAAGTTTGTTTATGCAAAACTTAGCACTGAACTGGGCATTACAAGGCAAAAACTGTGTGTACATCAGCTTAGAACTTAGTGAAGAACTTTGTAGTATGCGTTTAGATGCTATGCTTACAGGCATGGGTACAAAAGATGTAATGAAAAATAGTGATGATGTTGCGCTCAGAGTTAAGATGGCAAGTAAAAAAGCAGGACGTTTGCAAGTTGTACAAATGAAAAACGGCTGTAATGTAAACGACATCAAAGCGTATCTTAAAGAATTTCAAATACAAAACAACATAAAAGTTGATGCATTGTTTGTAGACTATTTGGACTTGATGATGCCAATTAGCGCAAAAGTAAGTCCAAACGATCAATTTATTAAAGATAAATTTGTCTCAGAAGAGTTGCGTAACTTGGCAATTGAACTTGGCACACTATTTGTTACTGCATCGCAGTTGAATCGTAGTGCAGTTGACGAAGTAGAATTTGATCATTCGCATATTGCGGGCGGTATTAGTAAGATTAATACTGCTGACAACTTGATTGGTATTTTTAGTAGTCGTGCAATGCGTGAACGTGGGCGTGTACAAATTCAGTTTATGAAAACACGTTCAAGTAGTGGAGTAGGACAAAAACTAGACTTAGCATTCAATATGGAAAGTTTACGTATTACAGACTTAGATGAAGATGAACAAGACGATGACGGTGCAGTAACTAGCATCTATCAGAAATTAAAAACAAAAAGCACAGTAGCACCAGCAGGTGAAAGTGTTACTGAAAATAAGTTGGATGCAAATCCACAAGTAGATGCAACAGATAGGCTTAAAAGTCTGTTGAGAAAGAGCGAGTAGTGATTAGATTAGCAACTAGTGAAGAATTAAAACATATTGACAACGATCCTGTTAGACCACATATCAGTGCTGAATGGCGAACAAGACAAGGCAGGCAAGTTTATGTATTGGAACGTGATAATGAAGTAGCGGCTGTAATTTGTGTAGCTTATACTGACGAGGTTCCTACTAGCGAACAAGATATGAAATGGATAGGTACAGATGTTGCTGTATTCTATACTGTATGGAGTTATCAAAAAGGAGCAGGTAGAGAAATTGTAAACGGAGTAGCAGAACATATCAAGCGTACAAACCCAGATGTTAAAAAGTTTGTAACACTAAGTCCATTAACTGAAATGGCAAGAAAATTTCACATAAGCAACGGTGCAAAGTTTGTAGCTAAACACATGACAGCACAAAACTTTGAGTACTTTTTATAATTGCTGAAGCAAAGGTGCAGTGTACCTTATCTATTCTATGTGTGATTCCGAACAACAAACACTGTGTTTAAAATGAGTCATTAATATGAGCCTAAGTTGAGCCTGTGTTCTGTGTTTGTGTGCCATTGATGATTATGCTCTTATTGTTAATGGGTCCTAAGTTGAGAATCATAAGTTCCGCAATTTGCCATAAGTGCTAGTCACCAATGCTCCAGCAACAATATTTACTAAATACTATTAAGATGAAGCGTAAAACGAGATCAATTTTAGAAGAAATTAATGCAATGTCACCTAAGCGTGACAAAAAGCAGATTGTTGAATCAAATGCACAACAAGTGATTGTTACTGCTATTAACTTGATCAATTTGATCAATGAAAGTTTTGATGTAGAGACGGCTGCTGATTTAAACAAACGTTTGATTAATAGCATTCGTACCAAAGATCCACGTAAGTTTCAAAGAGGTATTGGTAAAGTAGATGAAGATAGCAGACATTCTAGGCGGGACACATAAGCGTAAATTACGCCGTGGTAGCCGTATTAAAAGACTAAGAGGTCGCAGTTTATTCAAGGAAGGTGGAAACATCTTTCCTAATAGTGTGAGCTTTGACCACAAAATGATTCCTGGTATTATGAAGTCTATCAACAATGTGCTTGCTAAAACAAACAGCACTGCTATTCCAATTGGCAGTGGTGCAACTCCAACTCCGGGCAAGATCAGCGGAGACTTGGATATGATTGTAGATATTAATCAATTAAGACAGCATTTCAATATGGAAGATGCTAAGGATGCTGACATTCGCAAAAAATTACGTCAAGTGTTTGACCTAGCAGGTATGAACACAGGACAAAGTGGCACTAGTGTACATGTTGAAGTACCAATGGGTGATCACACACACCAAGTTGATATTATGGTTGTACCTAATGCAGAAAATGCAGCAAAGTTTCACACACATACTATTCCACAAGGTTCGAAGTGGAAAGGGGTGAACAAACAAATTGCACTAGCAAATATTGCTAAAAGTAAAAACATGTTGTGGAGCCCATACCAAGGATTGTTTAATAGAGATGCTAACGGTAAAAAAGCAGACCTAGTAACAAACAATATTGACGAAGTAGCACGTATACTATTAGGCCCAAATGCCACAGGAAAAGACATTGGCAGCGTAGAGCAAATACTTGCAGCGTTGGGCAAAGAAGCAGGTGATGCATTACTTGCTGATCTTCGCAATGATCCAAATTGGAAAGAGCTTGAATAATGAGAGCTCGTCATTTTTTAACTGAAGCTGCACAAAAAGGTAGAGATTATAATCACCTAGAAGACTTAGTAAGTTTTGACGGTAGCAAAGGCGCCCTACAAGCTGCCAGTATACTACAACGTCTAGGACAAGATTCAAAAGATGTTAGCATTAAATGGGATGGTAACCCTACAATATTCTGGGGTAGAGAACCAGACGGTACATTTGTAATGACAGGCAAAAACGGTTGGGGCAAAAACAAAACCACTAGCAGTGGTGCTTTAGCAGATTTTATTATGAATACAGGACAAGGTGAAGACTGGCGCAAAGACTTTGCTAGTGAAATGTCAGGTGTATTTGAAATACTAGAAGCCAACACTCCACAAGACATGCGAGGATATGTGTACGGAGATTTGCTGTATACACCTAGAAAGCCCGTTACAAGCTCGGACAGTGGGCTACAGTTTACTCCTAACAAAGTAACATACACTGTTGATCCTAACAGCGCACTAGGCAAGCGTATAGCGGGTAGTAAAGTAGGTGTAGTAGTACATACATATCATGATGCGTTTGGAGACAAACAAGGTACACCTGTCAAAGACACTAAATCATTAAACAGCAACGATTTAGTGGTATTAGGACAAACTTATGTAACACATCAACCTAAAGTTGATACAGACGTAGTACAAGATATTGTAAATACCGCAAACGCTAATGCACAGAAAATTGATGCATGGTTAGCACCTGAACAAGGTCTAAGCAACAAAAGTGCAATACTGTACAACTATGTAAATCAAATGACAAAAATGGGCAAACTTGATCAATTACAATCAGGGTTTTTTGATTGGCTCAAACAAAGTAAAGTTAGCGCAGGACAACAAGCAAAACTTATGGCAAGCGATACTGGTGGATTGAATGCAATTCTAGAGCTAGTAGTAAAAGTACAAAATGCTAAAAACAATATTATTGATCAATTAGACAGTGCAGGTGCTGATGTAAAAGCAACTACACGTGGAGAACAAGGCGGCGAAGGTTATGTTGCTACCAGAGATAAGATTAAGTTAGTTCCACGACATCGTTGGACACCAAACTAAGGTAAATACTAGTATGGAAAAGTATACAGCAAAACAATATGCAGAAATGAGCGGCGGACACACTGTAACTCCAGAACCTAAAAAAGGACTGGGACTAAGTTTTATTGGCAACGAAATTACTGAAAGTAAAATGTTTAGAAGCAAGCAACGTGTGCAAGGTACTAGTTCTAGAGACATGGCAGACTTTGCATTTATGAATATGATAGCACTTTACATTCTTAGTAATGAATATGATTTTGCACAAGCCGCACAAGGATATGCAACTCGCACAATGATGTTTAATAACTTTAATAACTTTAGACCTGGCGGAACAGATTTATATATGGCACTTAATAGTCTTAAAACAGGAATTAGTACTGCTAGAGATAAAGATGAAATTCAGCAAACAAAATTCAATTTGCCTGAAACAAAAATTAGACAGTTTTTATTACAAATTGCATACGGTAGACCAATACAAAGTCCTTCAACATTTTTCCTAACACTTGAGCGTGGATTAGATATTCAAAATTCAAACTATCGTAGTGTTCGTAGACTAGCGCAGGATTGGAAGAAACTAAACACAATGCAAAAGCAATTACTAATTACAAGATTAGTACAGTTCTTCAGAACAAAAGCATTGCGTAGTGAACTTTATAGCTTTATTAGAGACATGGCTAGATCACAAGGACTTGAAATCCATAATGCACATAATGCAGAACAGCCTAAAGCAAGAGGCATAGACACTATTGCAAAAGCCGCAGCACTAGGTGCTGCAACTGTTGGAAGTTTTCAGTTAGGAAGAGCGTTTGGTCGTAGCTTAGTATGACGGAATATTATACAGCATATACACTGGTTGACATTACTGAAACTAAAGTAGTAAAAAGCAAAGATAGTCAAACGCTACAATACAATCAACAACAAAATTTAAATACATTGATTCAAACAATAGGGTTGCGTAGTCAGCCTATTGATCCTATAATATCCGTTCACATGACACAAGATATAGTTGATTATGGCTTTGGAAAACAGTTTCAAGGACTACATACTGTATGGCAATTAGACTTTAGTGTAGAGCATACGAATGTTTTTAACTATAATAACAATAAACTTTATCATTTAATAAACGACAGCGACGGTATTGCTATTATTACAAATTTAGAAGAAACATCGGAGTTAAAAACTAAGTGTTTTGAAACTACCAACGCTAATTTAATTAACTTATACTTTAAGAAAACTATGTATACTATATAAATATTATTACAGAAGGCAAACATCTAAGGCAAACATCTAAGGCAAACGATTACGGCAAACATATAATAGAAGCACCCTGTTTTAACTAATGTCACTAGAAGTGACAGGAAAGCTGAACTATGTCAGACCTAGAGAGAACCAATTTAGAAGCCCACGTGGATCTTTGTGCAGAAAGGTACAAGGGATTGGAAT